TCTATTAAGAATTAATTCTTTATTATAAGTATTATCAAAATATAAAGTTAGTACAAAATGTGTACTTCTCAAACGATCTTTCTTTGAAGATAAAGAATTTCTAGGAATTTTCAATCTCCATTTGTCGAATCTTCTTTTTATACGTTCTAAATCTGTTATTTTTCCAGTGTCCTGATACTCAGTCTGGACTCTAAAACCTGTTATTGTTTGTGTCCTATCTATTACTTTAGAATCATTTCTTACAATAGAATTAAACTCGACCCATCTTAGAATTTTATTTATATCAGCTGCTTCATTAAGAACTAGTTTAATATAACATCCTTTAGTAGTTCCATAAAAGCTTCCCCAGTTTCCAGAATTTTCTAAATATACTTGTTCTTTATCAGAAGGATTTACTGATAGTAGGATATTATTATTTTCTATAAATCTCGTAGTATTATTAGAGTAGAAACTTGTAAACTGTTGCATTAACTCATCATATACTAAAGTCACTGTTTTATTTTCTTCAGTACTAGATGTATCTAAGAAAGTGAAAATCACTTCATTGTTAATTTTATCTTTGGCAATATGCACTCCTTTCCCTAATACAGGATTATCCCCACCATTTTCTTTTCTGAGAAGTACTCCTGAGTCAAAAGCATTTAAAAAACTATGAATACCTTTTATTTCTGAAAGAGGATTATTACCTTGTCCAATTAAGAATTGCTTTTTGTGTATTCCATCAAAGTAATAAATACCAGAATCAGTAGCTTTTACACCCCATTGATGAATAGAGCCATGTTCTGTTGATATATAGATATGATCTTCAATACCTTCTCCTGAACCTAATTCTGTAGGAATTCCATCAGCTGCTGCAATAATAGCTCTTGGGTTTATAGAGTATCTTCCTACAGCAGTATCTTGGAAGAAGTGTACAAAGTTGTTAGAGTCTACGATTTTATTAATTGGTCCGTGATCGTCTACATCGTAATAATTATTAATTCCAAACTGTGTCCAAGAATCTGTTTCTTCTTGGTTTATTTTAACATTTGATATGTATGCTCTAATATCATTTACATTAGAATTACTATCAAAAGCACTAGGTTTTACAAAAAATACTACATCTTTACTATCTCTGGAATAGACAGAGTTGTATGTATTTAGATACATATTCAAAGATTTAGCATAAGTAGTCTCTGAGTTATTTGTCTCCTGTCTCCATTTCTCATCTAAGACTCCTGAAGAACCTCCACTTACAGATTTCTTAACTCCTCTTTGCACTGTAGCCCCCCAAGGCAAACTCAAATTAACCTTACTTTCAATAGGTAAGGTAATTGTAGATGTTCTATTAGAATTAAACACCTGAGCTGTTGCAACAGCATTTTGATAATATTTATCCCAAAGCCAAGCAGACCCATCTTGGAATGTCCACATGTCTATAAAAATATCTCCTCCAAATACAATAATAGTATCCGAAGTACCTACTGAAGGTTTTTCTATAAAAGGACTTGCAGGGATAAAAGTGTTAGATTCTAAAGCATCTTGAGTATATCCTCCATAAACTTCTAATCTTGGTATTAAAATATCTATAATTGGAGTGCTTATTAATCCATCTGCAAAAGTAGGACAAGCCACAGGTCCTCCAGTTCCTGCATCAAAATTACCAGTTTCAAAATAATGGTAGCTAGGAGTAGTTACTATTGGAGCTCCTGTTAAAAAATCAGTTGCTATAAATTCCATAGTCCCAGTGATCCCTGAGTTTCCTTTATAGAACTCAGTTGCCGCATAACTACTAGGACCTGTACTGTGATCATTAAGGAATGTGGATTCATCCATTGTAGTATAGAAATTTCTGAAATAATAACTTTGATCTACATTAGCATTATCGTATCCGTTATATTTTCCAATTTCTAATTCTAACTCTTCGGACATTATTGTGTCATCTTGAGCATTTTTATCAAAAAGTATGTGACTATTTTCTCTCCATTTTTTAATATATTCAATACCTCTTTCATTAGTAGCATATCCACCAATAGCAGTAGTTTTATTAACAGTTTTTGTGGATCTTAGTTTTCTTCGATAATCTCCAAAATTACCTCCAAGATTTTCAGTAACAGCAGCTGTTGCTCCAAGCTCTTGAAAATAGTTAGTATTACTTAAAAGATTTCTAGTATAAGTATCTTTATCATTAGATGAATAATATTCTGAGTACCTTCCTGTGATTAACAGGCAAGAACTACTATTGATATTATTAATAGTATCTTCAAATTGATAAGATATTTCAGGAGAATAAAAAGTAAGGAATGATCCGTATATAGGATAAACAGAGGTTCCTACTCCTGGTCCGTTATTTTGAATTGTGGCAAAATTACCATTTACACCAAAATCATATTTTGTGGCCGCAGGTCTATTATCTGTAATTGCAGAGAATAGATGAACTATATCATCTGTACCATCAGGTCTTAAATCATATACTCCAGATATTCCTGGAGGGGAGCCTACTGGAATTTTAGCAGCTGCTCTCATAATACCTGAGCATAATCTATGAGTATCATCAATCGTTCTTTCTAGTCTGACGATTTGATAACCCGTTAGTTCAGAAAATAGAGTAGGACATGTAGAAAAATCTATGGTGAATTTTACTCCCAAGGACAATCCAAAAGTATTACCTGCACTTAGTTCATATGCTACAGGATAATAGTTTAATACTCCTGGAATAGTATCAGCACCATTAACATCAGAAATATCAGGGAACTTGATATCGCCTATATATTGGACGAAAGAAGCTTCTCCTTTTTTATTATAAAAAACAATTCCAAATCTATAAGTCTCTCCTCTTTTGTATCCTTTAAGAAGCCCTGATACAAAAGGAGACCCATTATTATCAAAAGAATTATTTATATAAGTATACCCATCATTAAGGTTATGGGTAGTAACGGATCCAGGAGGAAGACTGTGATACTCAGGAGTACTTGCTCCATCTATTTTATACTGTTCTAAATGAAATTCATAAGAGATATTAGGACCTTCTCCACCAATAGTAGTTCCGTCTGCTTTATATTTAAATTGTTTATCTGTGTGCCACTCTGTATCCCAGTGAGCATCTGAATTATATCCTAAATTATTAGCTAACCCATAGGAAGAATCTAATTCTGCGTTAAAAGCATTTTTTAGTTTTTTTTCTTCTATCTGTGCTGGAGTCCCTGTTAAAGGAAATGGTAGTGCTAGTCCAGAATTATAACGAGCTGTCCTAGCATCAAAAGTCTCTCCATTTCCTAATAACTCATCTATATCAAAGTAGCTTCCTTTAATATTAGCTACTATCAATGAATTATCTTTAGGAACTAATGTTTTACAAGTTTTAAAAGCATACTGTTTAGTAGTATAGGAATATGTTTCCAAATCTATTATAGAACCTTCGTTACCTGTGTGTAAAAAAGATACAGATGTAGCATTATTTATACCTTTAGTTTCTATTGATTGTACTAAAGGACTTGCTGTAATACTATCGTAAAAAACAGAGATTAATTCGATTGAGTCGAAATCTCCATAATTAGAAGTATCAATTGTAATTTGATGTGCTTTTCCTACAGGAACATTTATAGCATTTCCAGAATATTGTCTTACATCCACAACATTTTCAGAACTATTACTTGTGTGGATCATATTTCCTGGAGGAGATATTAAAGTTTGTTTTCCGTCTGTAGTCTTTAATCTGTAAGCATATTGATAAATTCCTGCAAATAAGTTTCCTGAATTTTGAACAGCAGATAAAATCGGCTGTGTGTATATTATATTTGGAAATATATCCAACAATTCGGGAGGAGTAATACTTAGATTAGCGTCTTTAATATTAATACTTCTTAAGTAGTTATTATAGTCTGTCCAATATACTCTTTGAATAGTACCAGATTCAAATCTTCCTATAGCCTCTATAGGCCACTCTTTACTAAAATAAAGATTAGCGTTTTCGTATATATTAGTTAATGATGTAAAGCTGTTATTAGATTCATTATATTCTAATGTGAATATCCAACCATTTCCGCCTCCTGTAAGATAACTATCGTCTGTCACAAAAAGAATAATAGTGTTTCTTATAGATGCGACTCCTACGACTTCTCTTACTCCTGATATAGTTAAACCTGTACTGTAGTTCCCTAAATCAAAAAATAAAGTATTTCCTTTTCTGTTTGTGATAGATCCTTGAGACTCTCCTTTAGTTGTAGATACTCTAATATCTAAAGCGTCTATATAAAATCCACCATTGATACTATCATATGATGTATCTAAATTCAATCCTTTATATTGATTTACTCCTTGCTTCATGCTATATTACTAGGGCTTTGTACAATACGTCCTGGATAAATTGAACCTCCAGAAGTTTTTTCTCTAAATTTACGTTGTTCAGGTAATTGAAAATTAGCAAAGAAAGAAGCGTGGGCTTGTAAATCAGGAATTGTACGAACATGGGAATTCTTAACAGATTCTGCATGATCAACATTATGCCATTGTTTAGCATGATTTACTGCTTGAGCAAAATACCAATCTCTTTCTTTTTGAATTTCTGCATATTTTTGTGGAGCAAGTGCATCTTGTATCCATCTTTTACGAGCTGCTTTCCACGCGAGTTCATGACTTGCAGCTTCTAACCATTGCTGTTCTGCTGGAATAACTATGTCTCCGTGTTCGTCAGTAGGAATAGCTTCATAAGCCATAGCCACATATCCTTCAGAAAAAGAAGTAAAAATAGAATTATTACTTACAGTATAAGTGTGAATAGACTCTGTTGTGTAGTCTCTTTCATCTTTATGATATCTTGTATGGAAATGATCCGAACTCCAACGCATAGGACATAAATGCCCTTTACCACATTCAGCTTCTTCTAATGATATCACATCATCTAAATAGGCTACTTGA